TAACAGTCCACTGGTTAAGCCCCCTGTTTGCCCAATCAGCAAGCAGAAGGTTAAGGGATCGCCTTGCGGTAACCCCGTCATAACCTGTGCGGAATTCTAAGCCGCATCTTTCAAATGCCTCTTCAATGTATTCCGCAACATCTGGCTCAAAGTCTCTAGTTCCTGATGTGGCCATTGCTTAGTTTCCGTCTAGTAGTTCTTATGCATAGAACAAAGTTATAGAAGACATATGGACTGCAGAATAATCTAAGTATCCGCCTTCAAGAAACAATATCCCATCATCTGGTATATCAGGATATTCTGAACTTGAAGCAGAGCCTAGCGTATTAAACTGTAACCGAATAACGCCTGTCGTATTAGTTTCTCGAAAAGTAACAGTTCCAGCGGTTGCAGTGTTCACTGCATACATGCCTTTCAAACGAAACCTTCCCCTAAATATAGGAGCATTTATATCGTTTGAAGTGCCTGCGCTTACATTACCAGCAGGATCACCTACGGCTGTAATAGAAGTAACTGAACTATAGTGATTAGCACTAGTAGCTGCTCCAGCGTTTATCCCTGCAACAGTCTCAGTAACTGCTACATTTGTCGAGTCTATACCTACAACGGTAAACGATATGCCAGAATCATTCCCAGCCGAAGTTATGGTAATCTTTCTTGCAGCATCTTGGATGTAAGGACTAGCCGTCAGCACAAGTGCAGCGTTATTAGCTACACCTGCCGCTGCCGATATTACCGTTGCATTAGCTACCGCTGAAGATATAAATGTTGATTGAATGTCAGAAGACATAATCTACCCCCTTATTTATGTAGCTACGTCATGTCCAGTAATTTCGATAAGAAGCCTACCGCCAGTATAAGTACCTGCGCCAGCACCTTGTGCGTTAACTAAGTACAGGAACTGATCAGCGGCTATTGCACCGCCAGCCACCATACTTCCAGCAACCAATGCACCGCCGTTAGTAATCTGAGACTCTGTAAGACTCCCAATAGCTGTATCTTCTACGCCTGTACCTTCTGTAGCAGAGAAGATATCAATATCGCCGTTACCTGCGGAAGGAACCTCAAGACAGGTCATTTGAATGCCAAAGATTACACCTTGGTCTGCGGTAGTAACACGCGCAAAGTAAGCAACACCCGCACCATCCCTACCAATAATGTCTCCAACAGTAGAACTTTTTGTAAGGCCGGTTAGATCAATAAGAATAGTAGTCTTAACAATGTTTACGTTGGTAGCAGTATCGCTTTTAAAACGCTCAACCTGAGTAACGTAAACTGCTGCTGCGCCTTCTATACCAGCACCACCTTCAGCTTCATTAATCATTTTGTTGCCGCTGGTAATGGTAATCGTACCAGTAGCTGCATTTTTAGATACGGTTTCAAAACCGTTTTCGGAACGGACGGGACCGCTAAAAGTTGTATTCGCCATGTGTATCTCCTGTCTAGGCTAATGTCAGGCGCGGTATTGCACCTGTCAGGGATAGGGTATTTATACTACATAAAAAAGAAGGGGGCAAGATATGCCCCCTTCTTCATGGTTTCATGTGAAACCTTTTAAGCGCCTTGAGATCCGAAGACACATCTTGGGTTGCTGAATCCGAAGGAGTAACGCTCTCTAGCTTTGTAGCGAACATTACCTGTATCGAAATCACCTTCCATAGAAGTGGTAATCGGAGTTCTTTCAAAATGCTTAAACCCATCGGGACAGTCAGTCATCAGGAAGAATGCATCAGTATCCGTCAAGAAATGGTTGACTGAGTAGCCTTCTGGCAACAGTCCCATATTCTTGATTGCGTTGATGTCATTATCTGCCGTTCCAACTCTTCCTGGGGTATCGAGCAGCCTATCAGCAACAAACTGAAGTTGAGGCGGAACAATCAACTTGGTTCCCCGAAGGGCCAAGATCATGTTTCGATCATCAACGAAAGTTGAGATGTTGATCAAAGCGTTTTCCAGTGACGTTTCGTTAAGATCCGCCTGTGTTACCGCCCGGTTAGCAATAGTTCCACCATTAGAGAGAGGGTGTGCAGTGTTGATTAAAGATACACCGTCACCTCCAGCAAAGTTTGCGTTAAACGCATTGTTCAATACGTTTGCAGCTTTTACTTGCTTAGTGTGGGCCATGCTTCGTGCAAGAGCCTTTGTATATCGAGCGCCAAGGCGGTCATACAAATTATCTTCCACTGCTTCTTCCGTAAGGGAGAATGCAAGGGCTATAGTTTCGTGAGTGTAACGAGCGGTGAAACCTTCGCTTGCGCTATCGTACTGTACGCCTTGACCTTCATCCTTAGTGGATGCATTGCCAAAACCGACGATCATTACTTCTTCTTCAAATGCACGATCTGAAGATTCAGTATCAAAGATTTCTGCATGTTCGTTTTCGTAACGATCATACTCCATGCCAAACAAAGCGTTTAAGCCGGGCTCAAGTTCTTTAGCTAGTTGTGCGCGTGAAATTGCCATCTATTCAGCCTCCTTTACGCTAAACCAACTTGCTTCTGGCCAAACAGATGGTTCTGTATGGTGACAAGCACGTTAGTATTGGCTGTAGTTACATCTGAATTCTCAGGATCTGACGAGATATCCAGGGCTTTTAATGGCAATGCCGCTGTTGTTGCACCAGTAGTAACGTCAAGCTCAAGGTACGAAAGACCACTCGCTTCACTTCCTACTCCAGTGTTATCAACAATGTCGAAATTACCAAACAAGTCTGCAACAGGGAAAGTATCGTCAGCTTGAATTTCAAACACATCCATAGGACTGTCAAAAATAAAAGCTACTGCATCAGTGGCTGCGTTTCCGGGCCAGTAATTGCTCCATGTTGGCTTGCTAGTAGTTGGGTCTGTATAAAAACATCCGTTAAATACGCCTAGGATAATAGTGCCAGTAGCACCACCTCCACTAGCTCTCGCAATACGAGTCACGTTACCGCCAGTACCTTGAGTGACAATGTCACCTTGGTAGATGTTAGTAGCGTTAGCCGTAGCTGCAGTTGTTATTCTGTAGCGAGACTGACCTGAAGAGTAGTAATTACCCTGTAGGTTCCGTACATAACGGAGTCCAAAAGGGGCATCTAAGTTTGCCATTTTTTAGTTCTCCTTAAACACAATCAAAGTTAATCATTTTTACTAGAAACACCAAAGGATACCTTACTCTTACGTTCTTGAGTTATCGGCATTCTAGGATCGCTCTCACGCATGAGATTATTATCTACAGCATTCATTTGATTTTCAGTCTGCTGCTCGTAATAAGCGTTCCTTTCATTCACTGTATCTACAGGTATTTTTCCAAGAATTAGACCGCCAACGCCCACAGTTCCAGCATGCTTCCCCTCATCAATTGTAGGCAAATTAAAGCCTACAACTTCAGACGGATGCACCGGCTCATAACCTTCCTGAAACCTTTTGTGTACATTAGTCTTGTCATCCTCATTTCTTATATGAGTTCTTATCCACCTATAGACCATGCCTTCTGGTGCAATTGGTGCGTCTAGCGCCTGAGGCGGCTTCCATGGCTGCCTGGATTTCTTTTCTTCCCTAGAAGCTTGGCTCCTTGGGGTTCTTTTAGATCCAGCATTTTTAGTTTCTGTCATGATGCCTGTAACCTCATTTTTTGTTTTGCGTATTCCTTGAACGGAACACCTAGTTTCTTGGCTAATGCCTGCTCACTAGGGGTAAGCTCAACTCTACGATCATTTTGACTGCGTCCATTTCCTGTCGTGCGCGTACCGGAAACTACGGTTTGGACGGGTCTTCCGTTGTTTCCTGCGTTAGATTCCGCTTTGAACCTGTTTGGAAGTTCTTCGCGTAATCTATTATCTAAATCAGAATAGTATTCATTAGACTCCAAGTCAATTCCAGAGTCAGCTAATTCTTGATGTATTACCATGGCTGTGCTTGTCATTATCTTATCGACACCAAACCATTCATTCTTCTCTGCCCACCCTTGAGCTTTTGAAGAAGGCTCAGAATACTGAGGCTGAGAATTTCTTTGAGCTTCTCTTTGCTGTTCGTATTCTTGAGGGGCTTGAGCTTGCCTAGCTTGAGATGCGGTCCAAACCTTCATCTCTTCTTCGTACTTAACTAAATCTCTTTTATATTGCTCAAGATTATTTCGTTCAGCTTCGCTTCTGGCTAACTTTTGTTGCGCGTCAGCCATTAGCTCAGGATCGCCAGACTCATAAGCTTTGCTTACAGAGCTTTTTGCTGCTTGCGATTGAGCATCTACTCTTCCTTCAAACTCGTTTTTATAACTTTTTGAAAGATTTAAATTTTCATTTGCCGTGGCATGGCTGTTTAACTGCATCTGTGAAGATAACTTAGTGTTTTCTTCTTGTAGCTGTTTAACATATTGCAGAGCTTGTAACTCTCTACGCTGATAATCTTTAGCCTGCTTAACAGCCTGGTTAATTCTACCTTGGGCTGTTCTTGATTTTTTTTCTACTTCAGTTAGCTCTTCTTCATCTTCAACTATAGGAGCTTTGTCAAAATCCTCACGAACTTTGTCTGCGGTAATAGGAGAGACTGCAGCGACATCTTCGTCGCTTAACTCTATAAAGGTAGACTCTTCCTGAGGAACTTCAGAAGTTCTTCTGTCCTTCTCTGGAACAGCAGCTTTCTTTATATTGTCATCGTTTAAGTTAGCGAGAGCATCGCTTAAAGTTTCTTCTGTCATGACCTACCTCACAAAGCTTTAATATCATCGGGATTTAGAATGGTGCCAATAACTTCATCATCATTAATGATTCGTACTTCAGCATCATCTTCTAAAGAAAAACGAGCACCTGCATATCTGCCTATCAGCACCCAATCGCCTTCTTTACACCAAGCTTCTCCAGCAAATTTGCTTTCATCTTGATATGCGATTGGACCAACTTTCAGCACATAAGCAACGACAGTAGCCAAACCTTCTCTGTCAGTAGTCTGTTTGGTTAACAGAATACCAGCGTCAGTTTTTCCTTTCCCTTTGTAAGGTAGCACCAGTAAGCGCCACCCTGATGGGGTAGGCATTCTTTCTACTAGTGATTTATCTAGAACTGTTGGATCTAAAACTTTTGCTTCTTCGGGTATATATGCGTCTTTTAAAGACGGTTCTGCGATAATGTCTGTCGCCAGATCATTCATCGAAATCTCCTTCACCTTGCAACGCTTTCCTAAGTTCATCTCGCAGGGTGCGAAGCGCAGACAATTCACCCATTACGAATCGGTAATCTTCCATGTTTTTAATATTACCACTTGAAACGTATTGTACTCTATCACTTTCAAGTTGTTTTATTTTTTCATGTATAAAGTTTGCTAAGTTTACTGAATCCATTTAGCTATTCTTCTGCCCCGCCATAGTAAG